GGGCCCGCCCAGATGTACGAACGCCCGCACGCCTCACGCTGCCACCAGAGGAGCTTCATCCACAACTGCCCGCAATACACCGGGTCCGGGTTCTGGAGCACCGACAGGATCGGGCTATCAAGTACTTCTTCGATGCCGTCTCCCGCCTTGCTGGCGTAGTTCGCTCCCTTGCACGCGGTAGGCCGTACGTCGCCGTCGCCACGAAGATACTTCAACGTCTTGCGGTCGGTCACTGCACGCGAGGCGTACCGCTTGGCACCACGCCCGGCCTTGCGATAGAGCCGCAGCGTCTGCGAGCTGCACACGTTGGCAAGGATGCCGCACGCATGAGCAGGCGTACCAAGTCGGGCCCGTGCGACCAGTTCGAAGTCGCGGCCCGTGTTGTTATTGTACCGGCTCGATGCGTCCTCGCCCTGAATCACAGACGCGGATACCCACCCGGCATTCAGCGGGCGGTCGTCGTACGGCTCAACGGCCTTCACGCCACGCATTGCGGGTTGGCCTTGCATCTTGATCGTGGGTTTCTTGGCCGTCATGCAAACATCCTGTGTTCGAGGTCGCGTCGGGCAAGTGTATCACGATCCATCGTGGGCACTTTGGCGGTGGGCTCCGGTTCTTTCGCTGATCCACCAGACCACGCCCCGTAGCCCTTGTTGGGACTGTCGAGCCACATCACCGCGTAACGCATCGCGTCCATGCCGTCGTCGCACTCTTTGACGGGCTCCTCCTTCTCGGCCTTCCCGTCGCGGCCTGGTGGGTACACGTACGAATCGAACTCGGCCAGCGTGCTTGTGGGCCGCTTCCTCTCGTACAAGTCGCCGTCTACTTCATGCGTACAACCAGCGAGCAGGTACAGCCTCGGTTTGCCGTCACCCTGTACACGCAGACGCGCGTGCACCGCGTCCCGGCCTGCCCCGTGATTCTTCTCGGCGAGAACGCTTTGGATTCCGGCTTTGGCGAGGATGCCGCGTACGTCTGGGTCGTGGTCGGTGACTGTTGCGTCATAGCGTTCCCCCTTGGACAGTTCGTTGATCTGGGCCGCGTGTTCGTCGGTCGTGCGTTTGGCCCGGTAGACCTCGCGGTACAGGTACATCCGCCCGTCCCCGTCTATCGCCCACCATTGGCAGACGAACGGATGGACGAACCCGAAGTCCATCGACCGGATCTTCCGCCACGATTCCCACCCATCGGGCATGCGGTCAATAACGTGTACCGACGCGTCAAACTCGGGGTATACCAGACCCTCGGACGCGGCCCATTTGCCGTCAAGCAGGCGGGCTCGGCGGTGGCCGGTTAGGCTCCCAAGCGACGCGAGATACCGCTGCCCCTCTGCTGTCCATGCGGCGCCGTTCCACAGGCGGGGGTTGTCCTTGTGCGTGCTTGGGAATACTGCCATAGCCCCACGATCAGCCCGGCGTTTAAGCCAGTGCGACGGGGCCGCAGGGTTGCAATCCGCGATGAGCTGGTGGTATGGCCCCCGCCCGTTGCGTAGGCGGGTCGTGAGCTTCTCCAGATCGTCCTCGCTCAGTTCGGTGGCCTCAAAGACCGCGATGATGTCGTATTCCGTGGACATGATGCGGTCGGCGTTGTCCATGCCGCCCACCACCAGCGTACTGCCGTTGCTGTACTCGTAGGCCGAACGAGTCCGGCGTAGGTTGGTGCCGACCGTCACGCCAGCGAGAGCGACATGCGATTCGTACGTGACCAGCACGGATTCCGTCATGCTTGCACGGGTCTTGCGGACCAGCAGGCCCCGGGTGTTGGGGTATTTGAGCAGGAACAGATGCACCTTCTCCAGCACGCTTCTCGTCTTGCCCGTACCTGCCCCCCCTGGAATCAGTACCTCCGGGGCACGCGAGAGCCACATCTCCCGGGATGCCCCGTAAGGCGTGTATGCTGGCGGCTTAGTCGGGATGGTCGTCATGCGTCATACCGCGTCGATTGGGGCCTCACGCCCGTACAACTGGACAGCCTGCGTCGCCTTGCCGGAGTCGATGCGTTCCAGTTCGTGTTCCTTGATCGCAAGATCCTGATCCTGTGCGTCCATCGACCGCAGCACTGACGCGGCCTTGATCGCGTCCCCATCATCTGGCGACTGATCGACAATCGTGACGAGCCGGGAAACGATGCGAGGCTTCGCCGCTTCGGGGATGTTCCACCCGTTTCGGATCGCACGGCGTACCAGTTTGGCATCCTGAGCCGCGTGCCCCGGATCAGCCAACAGGCCGGAATCTTGCCCCTGACCCCCGGAAACTGTAGGAACTACGTCTGTAGTCGGCGGTTCCGCTTGAAAATCCGATTTTGCCTGCGTACAAGAAGCCCATTCTTGTGCGGCATGTGGTGCCTGTTGCTTGGGGCCTGCGTCCGCGTCGGCCTCCAGATCGTCGCTAGACCAGTGGTCGAGCGGTTGGGTGTTGTTCGTGTCGCTCTCGCTCATGGGATGCCCTCGATGCAAGCCGTGTACTGACCCCGCGATGATGCCTCACATACCGCCCGTTGGATGCTGGTAGCGTCCGGGTGTTGCACAGCACACTCGTGCAGCCTGACCAGATGGGCGGACCAGCAAGTGTCGCCCGTGTTGACGGGCAGTTGCCAGCGATACCACTTGGCAGGCGTGACGAGTGCGATAAGTAACGCGATTACCGTCACTTGCGAGGCTCCTGCGTAAGCCGCTCCAAAAGACCCTCGATACGTCCGAGTTTGCTGGACAGGGCGACAAGTGCCCCTTGGAGTTCGGCCTTGACGGCATTGCTCTGGTCGAGTGCTTTGGCGGCGTCCTTGGCCGCGTCCTTCGCCTCGCGTGTCGCGTCCGCGATTGACCCCTGCATGCTGGTGATGTAGACCGCACAGCCTACCGCCGTGGAGATGATCAGCCCCAATACCTTGCCCCACTCGCCTGCGGACATCCGGGCCGTGATGGGGTCGCTGGCGGTGATGTGGTGTCCGGTGGATTGGTCAAACGTACTCATGGCTTGGCGGTCCCCTTGATCTTGTCCACGATGCGGCGGGTGGTCTTGCTGGTCTGGATGCGGTTGGCGATGGTCTTGAAGTCCGGGGTAGCCCCCTTGATTGCTTCAACGGTAGCGACGATCTGAGTGCTTGCCTTGCGTTCGGTGATGATGCACCACGCGGCGTAGGCCCCTGCCACCAGAAGCCCGCCAATGGCAACGTAGGCCCGGTACTGGATGATCCACATGCCAGCGGCACACGCGGCGAAGATGCCAAGGCCGGTGACAACCCCCTGCCATGAGCGAAGCCAGATGCCGGAAACGACAGCCAGGGCGAGGCCCGCGATGCTGGCCCCGATGAGGATGGTGTTCAGCAGGCCGTTGGCCTTGTCTTCGAGCTGGGCGATGCGGGCGTTCGCCTTGGTCAACGCGGCGGCGGTTTCCTTGGCTTGGACCGCCTCAATCGCGAGTGCGGTCTTGGTCTGACTGAGCGATTCTTCAACCGCCCGCAGCCGGTCCACCCCCGCCGCAATCTGGCTGGTCTGCGGTGCGACTTCAGGAACAGCCGCCTGAATCTCCGCGTTCGCCTCCCCGATGCTGTTTGCTGCCTCCCTGACGACCGTAGCGGCCTGCCCGGTGGTTTCGGCGGCTTGGGGTAGGCTGGACGGTGCTGCGTGCCGTAGCGGGTTTGACCGGCACCCGCTGCCAATGAAAGCGGCGGCACAGCACAAGGCCAATGCCGCCGCTACTGCGAATGTGTTGCCCTTGTGCTTCATGCCACAAGTATACCGACCGTGGCCCTAGCGGGTCAGACGATCAAATGCACATCCTCGGGCCTGACCGGTGCCAACGATCCGCATACGTCTTCCCAAGATGGGTACGTGAGGTCGATCACGGTGAAGCCGGGAACCTCGTAGGCCACTGGTTGCCTCGCGTCCTTCAACGCCTTCAGGATTGCCGCCCGCAGGTTAGGGCATGCCCGAGACGAATACATCTCAAACTTGTCTTCCGTGTTGTCCAGAATCCAATCGACGGTTTCTTCGTCAGTCACGTTCCGCCCCTTTCATTCGCACCCACACCACAGCCGCCGCGACGAGCAGCAGCACTTCCGCGAGTGCGGCGTATTGCCATGTGGTCATGGTTGCCTGCTTTCGATTGCCGCAAACAACTTCGCATCACGCAAGACCACGCACCGATGGTCCGGGAACATCTTGCGGATTGCATCAGCCAGAAACTTCATGTCTCGATCTGGCGTGTTGCTATCGGCTTGAAACACTAGCGTAGAGCCAGCCGGAACCAGCGTTACGCGATCTACCGGAAGTTCCTTCAGTTCGCTCTCTGTCATTTCTTCCCCTTCGTTCTGATTTCCAGCACGCGGCTACCTTCGACCTTGCCCGTCTTGCCGTTGTCGTACCTGACCACGGCGACCACTACCGACTGATCCGCCGCCCATGCGTACGCCTCGATGAGTACCGCGTTCATCGGGCCGCTGATGCTGTTCACCAACACCTTGGCATTCGGCTTCAACGCAAGCACGCGGTTTGCGTTCTGGCGTACACCTTCCAGCCGTTCCAGATGTGCCGGTAGATCCTTATGCACGATCTGCGATTGCGGCGACGGAACAAACGACCGATCACCGCTGAATGCTGCTATGCGTGGCATGTGCCTCCTCTGTGTGTGCCCGTGAGTGTTGCACCGCGGCGACAATCGCCATAGGTGTAGGTCGTTTGATTC